GAAATCGGAAACTTTGACACCCCTGACTTTGTGGTTCGAATCTCCAATGGTTACTTTGTCCGATTCTTCGGCTGGACAATTTACGGTCGTGAAGCAACTAAAGACGGTTCCAATTTGTCCTTGCGACAATTGCGTCTCTTCGGGAGTCGCGCCTTGAATATTGCAGGGAAAATCACCAGCCATCTCTTCGTAAGAAAACTTAGCAGTATCTTTAATCTGTTTCCACTTGAAAACTTTCAATTTTTTGTTAAAGAATGATCTCATAAAGTCGGTGTCCTGTAAGGATCGAGAAAAACATTCAGTCCCAAATCCCTGATTATATTTCCCGTCAGATCGGCTTTTGTATAGTTGTATTCTCCCAACTGCTCAGATTTTAAACCCTGGCTTTTTCTGTTTTGATAAAGATAAGTAATGATATCGATACATGCTTGCTTAATATCTTCAGGAATCTTATCGTTTTTGTACCCGGCTTTATATTGAACTTTGTAGTGGCGTTCTTTGTCGTAGAAACCGCGATGAAGATAAACCTGCCCAGACTCGGTTTCCAAAAACGTATCTGCTGTGATATCGTTCCAAATCGGATCGGCAATAAAATTAACGTTTTCATAAACTTTTGTTAAAGTGGAAATCGGATAATGTTTCAGATTAAGGTATTGCGTACCGCTGCCTTTGCATTCTTCCGTAAATTGGCCTTCGGTAAACGTTCTTTTACAATAGTTTTCAATGACGGTCTGCGCGACCTTAATAAGACGATCGAGCAATGTATCGCTTTCAGTGTCGGTTATTTCCATGACCGCTTTTAAATCATCAAGTTCTATCATTCGATCCTTTCGGAAACCATCATTTTATTTGGGTATCTTTTTATCTCTTTGGGATCATGAATTTTGGCAACATTTTTATCGATCAAGGCATGCGCTTCATTATTGGAAATATTCGCAACTTCGCCTTTGACAAAATCCTTGTAATGTTTGGTAAATCTAATTTTGACCATCTGATCTCCTTTAGCGGATAGCGGTGTGACCGCTATCCTAAAAAAAGACTAGCTTGTCGGGCCGGTGCCTGCCTCAACCGCAATTAAGGCTCTATCATTGGCTAATTCACCGTCAATTCTTTCCTCAACGCGAATGGCAAACATATTGTTTTGGAAAAGATTAAGGGTGGTTTGACCGACGGTAATGGAAGCGTCGTTCGATTCGTCGACTGCAATTCCACCTCGTTGGCCGATCCAATAACCTTTCAAATCACCGAACCAGATATTGGTAAGATTGTCGTTCACTTCTACCGGTTTTCCACTGATACGACCTACGAACTCACCAGTCAAATCATCTTGGAAAAGATAACGACCGTTTTTATCAACAAGAAGTCTGATATCTTCAAGCTGATCACTCGGCATATACCATTTGGCATTATTCCTGTAGGCTTTCTTTAATCTGCTGTCTGCGGCTACGATACGATCGCCCAAATTCTTATATTTGGCAGCCGTAACTTTTCTGATGGCAGGATATGCAGCAAAATAATGCTCAAGCCCGGTCGGTTTACCATTGCCGTCTCCGGCCGCGAACACTTCTTCTTCCTTTTGGTTTAAAGCTTCGCGCATGGCATCGGTGACAATGGAAGCGATATCAACCATGGAATCCTCGCGCAGTTCATTGGTTAGCGGCACTAATACGGAAACCGAGTAGGGAGTTAAGGCTTGCTGACCGAAACTCGGTTCAGACGCGGTCTTGGCGGTTCCTTCGCCACGGAAGTAGGCTGTCGGTAAGGTGGCTAAGAAATCGATGCTAAAGTGGGCCGGACAATTCGGGACCACGGTGGCATTCCCACGGAAAACACCGTCTTCTGCCAAGAAATTAAGAATTTCTTTGCTGGTTTCTTCCGGAACCAAATATCCGCCGGCTGAATCCGGAGTAGTGGATAGGAATTTCAGAGATTCCTTATCACCTCGGACCAACGCTTTAAAGAACGATTCTTCTTTTTCTTCCTTAGTCATGGCTTTAACTTTTTCTTTGGTGATGGCTTTCTCGTCGACGATAACTTCCTTTTTGCCGATCAGACCTTTTTCTTCAAGCATGGCTACAACTTTTTCAGCAGCTTTACTTAAAGCTTCATCTTCTTTGGCATCATCTGTCGCATCGACAAAATCCTGCTCTTCGCTGGTCAATTCCTGACCGTCTTTGATTTTCGCTATTAAATCTTTGATACGCATTTATTTCCTTTCGTTTTCGACTCTATTAAGCAGTTCAACTGCTCTATTTAAGACTTTAATAGCTGTACGCCGGGCAACTTCTTCTTTTCTGTCCGCGCGGGCAGGTTCTCGACCGTTAATCCCGTTCCGAGGTCTTGCTTCGGATAAGGATTTTATTTCCGACTTTAAGTCGTTAACTTCATTTCTTAAAGTTTCGATTTCCAATTCTTTTTCGGCTTTTTCCATGTCGGGCATAATCTGTTTGATCGTTTCGTTATCCAAGCCGTTTGATCTCATAAGTTGCAAAGCATTCGGGTTAGCCGGGACGTTAACAAACGAAATCTCAAGAAGTTCAGCCTTAGTGATCGTATTTTCGACCATTTCGTTTATCAAAAAACCGACTGATGATGCAGTGATCCAGCCTTCATTTACAAGTTCGCCGACAACTCGGGATATTTCGTCTTTCTTGTGAAATATCGGTTCGAATACCAAAGATTTCTTATCGGCTACGGTTTTATAGCCAATTTTTTCGGCGATGCCGATGGCCGGATGAGATTGATCATGACCCCAAAGAATGACAGGGTTTTTCTTGAAATTTTCGATATCCCAAGCATCGATCGAAATAACTTCACCATGTCGATCCAATGATTCGTCAGAAGCGACAAAAATCTTTTTGCCGGTTTTCTCATCGACTAGTACTTTTGCGAGTAAGTATTTCTTGTCCATTTGGCTCCTTGGACGGGTTTTTGAACACAAAAAAACCCGACTGTTTTCATGCGGGCATTAAACGTGCCTCAGTCGGGCTTCAAAGAGCCTTATTTTTTGATTTATTTTTTAAAAGATTTTCTTTATCGTTGAAAGTATTGCAATTGTAACATTTGATTCTGATACTGCCATCCGTGATATCAACCTGTGCTAGCATCCGTCCGCATTTACTGCATCGGAATTGTTCGAATCTACTTACATTCATCTTATCACTAACGGGACTGTTGTCAATATCTTTTTTCAATTTGCCCTCACTTTTCATAAATTGATTTATTGGGAAAATTTGAGTCAAGAAGTTTTTCGATGGCGGGTTTCTGAACGACTTCGGGACTAACTGACAGAAAGGTCTCATTCTCTAAAACAAACATATCGTGAACATTATAAATTTTAACGTCCGGATGGAATTTACCACGAATCCTATGGTAATCGGCATAAACAGATCGGTAAACATAGCCGGCGCTTAAATCAAACACCTCAAAAAGTTTTAGGAACTTCTGCTTGTTAAAAATAAAGGGGCAGTGAAGTTCGAAATCTCTTCCATTGCCAAGCAGGTTGGCCGTTCTATTCAGGGTGCCGAAATACCTGCTTCCCGGATACTCAAAATTCTTAACCGTATTTTTAAGATAACCTTTGTGATAATAGGGAATTTTGTCGATCGGTTTCATGACGAAAAAATCGTCGTTCATAAGTACAAAATCATCGGAAATCTTTTTTGATCGACAGGCGACTTTCATCTTATAAAGCGTGTTAAACGACTTATAATTAGTTGGATCCTTCACGGGGACATGAATAACATTTTGTAAAAAGTCCGGCATGTCTCCGACAACTATGATTTTTCGGTGCGGTAAATTTGCTTCAACGCTTCTAAGCGAATAGCGGATCTCGTTATCATCCCACTCACTCCCTTTACCAAGCGTATAAACCAAATCCATATTTTTTAGATTCATTTTTCCTCCTTAGATAAATCTCATTTTCGGCTCTTTCTTGCCGAGCTCGTAATACATTCTCATTATTAGAGTGTCGGCAAAATCCGGGGACCGGCCGATGTTATCCTTAATCACATCTTTGCCGATAAGGCAGATTTTCCCGTCCTTATCGATATCCTTTTGCTTTAACTGTTCCAATTCTTCGACAATCAAATCCTTAATATCCGGTCGGTCTTCTTTGATCCCGACGATTCCTTTCTCGGCCAGCTCAACGAATTTGAAAGCGCATTGAGCTTTGAGATTGGCATAGTTAACGCGTTTAGTCTCGTCGAACTTTGATTCATAAGGCTGAACGGCAACAGAGTTGTTGATAAAACCTTTGCAACCCAGAACATCCACGATTCCTCCTCCAACACCGTCCTCGTCGAGCAATATATTGGACCGTCTGACATGCTTTGATTCCGCTATTTTTTCAATCTTTTTGGCAGCTTTAACAGTATCTGACTTCGTTTCATAATCGAAAATATGAATTTCCTTTAACTGCAAACCTTCCCAGTAGGCGACTACCATTCGGTCTGAACCCTTTCTGGCAACGTCACCGATAAGATATTTATCGCCGTCAGTGCCTTTGTTTGAAAAAAGATCAATTATCAGATCATAAGACATCAGAGCCGAAGGATCGTCATCATATTCCCAGTTACCGTTTAATAAACGTTCCCGAATCGCCACGTCCTTAATTCGTTTAAGGTTTTCAATATATATGGCCGGCAGAAACTTATTGTCTTTTGCCAGCGCCTGAACGAATTTTTTATGCGGCGGCAATTTATCTTCACGCCAAGGCTTATAAAATTCTGGGTAAAGCCAATTCTTTGAAGGGTTACATGATCCCAATAGCTTCGGGTAAAGATCATATTCGTTAAGTTTGTAACGAATTCTACCAGTCACGACCGACCATGCCCTGAAAGTTATCTCCGAAACCTCGTCGATAAAACCGCCTGTTAACTCTAAACTTCCCAATGAATCGTAATTCGGATCGGAGGGCATGTAAGATAAATCCTTAAGCAGTATTTCGGAACCGTTTTTTAGCCAAGTGATCTTGCCCTCCATGGAGTTGTATTTGTAATCGATTCCTTCCTTCAGATCCCATTTTTTACAGATATCAAAGAAAGTTGCCAGCGTCGTCTCTTTCAATATTTTTAATACGGCCCTTCCCATAAGCCAGCGTGTTCCCGGATATTTATTACACATAGCTATCAGCCAGCCACAACCGAGAAATGTTTTCGCGCCCCCGGCACCGCCGCCAAAAATCAACTCCGTTGTCTCTCTATCATTCAAATAGTTAAACGCTGTTGCTTGTTTTGCCGTTTGATTCCAAAACACTTCCTTTATCTCCATCTTTTTCCTGACTAACATTTAAGTAAAAAGCTTGCATTATTCCATCAGTTTTAACCGTTTGGGTTGGCATACCTTCGGTTCTGTTTGCGACTTCCTGAAATTCTTTTAATTCTTCTATAGTTTTAGCTACCCTCGAATAAGCTCCGAATGCAGCCATGGACATATGCGGATGTTTAGTCTTATATGCGGTGAAATCTTCAATCGATAAGTTCTTAAAGAATTGAAGCCAATATCCGTAGCGTTCCTCGTTGATCGGTTTACCGCCGGGATTGATGTTTTCTGGATGGTCTTTAAAACCGCCTTTGCCGCTTGGATTTGGGGCTTTATTTTTAACTTGTTCTGTAGTTAACTTTCTCATATAAATTTATTTCCAAAATGACCGTTTTTAGACTTTTATACTTTCTTTGCTTTCTCGCCGGTAAATTGTTCCCAGCGTTTAATTATTACGTCGACGTATTTCGGATCTAATTCCATCATGTAGCATTTTCTCTGAGTCTGTTCACAGGCTATAAGTGTGGAACCGGAACCTCCAAAAACATCCAAAACGATATCGTTTATACCCGAACTATTTTTAATTGCCTTAGCGCAAAGCGCGATCGGCTTCATAGTCGGATGATCTTTCGATGACGAAGGCTTATCAAAAAACCAGACATCTCCTTGTTTGCGACCACCATACCAATCGTGTTTTGTCCAGCCATATAAAATCGGCAAGGCATCGAAATTCTCTTGATTTGCTTCGGCTCTTTTAACTTCATCTTCTGTTAAACCATGAAAAATAGGTTCGAATTGGTGCTGATAATCAGATCGCGATAGAGTGAAAGCATTTTTTGCCCAGATAATATAAGTTTGCCAATGACCGCCGGCATCGGTAAAAGCCCTATAAAGATTGTGAAGTTCGGATGATGACATGCAGATATAAAAAGCACCGATTGTAACCGGCATTAGATTGGCAAGCATTGAGTGAAGAAAATTATAGAACTCTTCGGATTTCATTTTGTCGTTTAAAATCTTGCGTCTTTTTGATTGAGTCCCGTCCGCATGCATTCCGCCGGAATAATCAACATTGTATGGCGGATCGGTAAAAACCATCTGAGCTTTTTGGCTATCCATCAATTTTTCGACATCCTCAATTTTTGTCGCATCACCACAGACCACACGATGCTGACCAAGTTGATAAACATCGCCATTTTTGGCCGTCGGTTCTGATTCGTTGTCCACATCAGGCACTTCGTCTTCTTTAATCGGCAAGGGAATGTTTAATTCTGACGGATCGAAAC